CCTAAAGGGTATGGTGCAAAAACTCAGATAGAAGGTCCACTACCAAAACCAGGAACAAAGATAACCGTATTAGAAGATGTAGTTACAACTGGTGGATCATCAATCAAAGCAGTCAAAGTTCTTTTAGAGGCTGGATATTTCGTTGATGACGTTATCGCAATAGTTGATAGACAGGAAGGGGGTCAGGATGCTATGATACGTGAAGGTCTCACCCTTAAGAGTCTCTATACGATCAAAGACTTTGAATAAAATGAAAGCACTGAAGACACCCCTTCGTTATCCAGGTGGCAAATCACGTGCTACCAAGTATATTTTGCCACGTTTTCCTAAAGAGGTTTCTGATTATAGGGAACCTTTTATTGGTGGTGGATCTGTAGCAATAGAATTCACCAAGAGATATCCTGGAGTACCTGTATGGGTCAATGATCTATATGGTCCTTTATATCATTTCTGGCACAACTTACAACGTAATGCTGATATATTTCATGATGATCTTTTAGATTTCAAGAAAGAATATAATACTCCAGATAAAGCAAAGGAATTATTTTTAGAGAAAAAGGAAGTATTGGATGATGATAATGCATCGTCATATGATAAGGGTATAGCTTTCTATATACTTAACAAATGTTCCTTTAGTGGACTCACAGCATCATCATCATTTTCTCCCCAAGCATCTGATAATAATTTTACAGAACGTGGGATTGAAAAACTTCCTTTATACTCATGCATTATCTGTGATTGGAAAATAACAAACTTACCTTATGAACAACTCCTCACAGACATGGTACGAGATACGCACTTGTATTGCGACCCTCCTTACGATATTAAAGATGATCTCTATGGGACTAGGGGGATGCTTCATAAGACGTTCGATCACGATTTGTTCGCAGAACGCATGGATTCCCTTACAACTAATACCTTGGTTAGTTACAACTCCTCGCAATTAGTAAAGAATAGATTCCAAGGATTACAATGGAATGCTTATGAATTTGCTCTAACATATACTATGAGATCTGTTGGTGACTATATGAAGGATCAGCAACAAAGAAAAGAATTGATTCTTACCAACTACTAAATATGGCTAAAGATAAGCACGGCTTTGAGATTCATGAGTATCCAAATCCATTAGAAACTGTTCGCAAATCACTTGAGAATTGTGAGCAGTTGTGTGGTTTAGATAAGAATACAGTAGCAAAACTACTCAAAGGTGAGTGGTGTGAATATTCTACATTGAATTCTCTAGGTAAGTCATCTAAAAAAATAGTAATCGAATACGATATCAAGGAGGCATCATGAGAGTAGGAGTCATGTGTTCTGGAGAGGGTACTAATTTCGAGAACATTGTTCATTCATGTCCGAAGCATGAATTTGTGTTGATGGTATATAACAAAAAGAAATGTGGAGCAAAGAAAAGAGCAGATAGATTAGGAATATCCTCTTGTTATACTAAGAAGGAAGATGAGATCATAGCACTCATGCATGCGTATGAGGTAGATATGATTGTTATGGCAGGATGGATGAGAGTTGTATCTAAAGAGTTCTGTGATGAGTTCTCAGGACGTATTCTAAATTTACATCCTTCATTACTTCCTAAGTACAAAGGATTACATGCAGTTGAGCAAGCACTAAAGTCAGGTGATGATACAACTGGTTGTACTGTTCACTATGTAACAGAAGAATTAGATTCTGGTGCTATAATAAAGCAATCAGAAGTAGCAATACTACCTAACGATACTCTCAAGACTTTGACTAGAGCAGTACAACAATGCGAACACCAACTATTACCCCAAGTTCTCAATGCTTTCTAATAACTACCGACTAAGACTGACAGATATATGCTGCAGGATGATCACAACTGATGGAGTACCAGTTACTCTTGAAGAAAGAATTTGGATGAACAAGTTATGCGATGCAAATTTATCTGCACGATCACTTGTAGAATCCCTACTATGCCCATATAAAGTAGAACCATGCGATGCGAAGTAAAACTATATGTTGCTGGCAAAGTCTATAGTGAGTTTGTTGAAGCACGTAACTATCAAGAAGCAAGGGAGGTTGCTGTAGTCCGTAATCCTCATGCTAGAGTGATAGGTGTCAATGCGGTGTTTGGTGATGAGAGATAAAGATAAAGAAGAGATAAGAAAGATAATAAAAGAAGTTCTGATAGAATGGGATTACGAAAGAAAATTTACTAAGAAAACCTTTATACAAAAACCATCATATGAGACTGACACAAGAAGTGATCGACAAGATCCAGTTAGCAATGACCCACACAAAAAAGAACGGAGAAACAAACTGGAAAGACGGAGACGAAATTGATGTGTGTCTTGGTGGCACATTTGCAGGAGATAAATTTATCAGTATAATAAACAGAACACGTAGCAACACTACTAAACAATGCGATACGAACTCAAAGACTACCTAAACTCCATCAACCTTACCAAGGAGAACTTGATGGAGGGTGACGAGGAGGCAGTGAAAGCATATCCCCCTTTCGTTGTCAATCGTTGTATGTCTGGTCATATCGATTGTTTGTTATATGCTAATGAGATGAACATGTCCTCACATATCCCCAAGGACATGCAATACGATTTTTATATAAATAGCATCAGGAAAAAGAAGAGATTCTCTCCTTGGATCAAAAAAGATAAAGTGAAGGACATAGAAAGTGTCAAAAGTTATTATGGTTATAATGATGAGAAAGCACTTCAAGCCTTAAGAATTTTATCCAACGATCAACTTAAACATATAAAATCAAAACTTGATATTGGGGGATAAGATGTCCGTGATTGTTACAGAGAATGAGGTTCAATGGTCGGAATCTCAGATGATTGGTGTTACTCTAAAAGAACCAGATGATTTTCTGAAGGTGAGAGAAACACTTACTAGAATAGGTGTTGCTTCAAGAAAGGAAAAGAAATTATACCAGTCTTGCCATATCTTACATAAGAAAGGTAAGTATTACATTGTTCATTTCAAGGAGTTATTTGCATTAGATGGGAAAAAGGCTAACCTTACTATTAATGATGTCCAACGCCGTAACAGGATCGTACAGCTCTTGTCGGACTGGGGACTTGTCGTTGTTACAAACCCAGAAGTCATCAAAGACATCGCACCCCTCAACCAAATAAAAGTTATCGCATTCAAAGAGAAAAATGAATGGGTACTAGAGACGAAGTATAATATAGGTAAAAAAAAGACTAACAGGGCATAAATAGAAGAGCCTTACAATATACAAATGCCCGAAAAAACTGAAGAGGTCAAGAAGAAGCCTGGTCCAATAGGTGCTTTGAAAGAAAAGTTGGATGATAAAGAAGAGCAACTAGAAATTCTTAGTACATTTGTACGACTCGGAATTTTATGTTGGTCAGGCTTTATTTTAACTTTGAATTATGTTACAATACCTAATCTACCACAACAAAAAATTGACCCGACCTTCATAGCTAGTGTGTTTACAGGAGTTTTAGCCACCTTCGGGATTCAAACGGCTAAGAAATCTGGAGACGGTACTATGAAGATGAATGGTCAACCTGGTGGTATAAGCAAATCCGATATGGAAAAATTGATCGCAGCAGCAGCACAAACTGCACCTGCACAAACTATTCGTATCGAACAAGCACCCCTCCAAATTGGTATGGGTGACAATAAAGATCAAAAGAGTTAAAAATCATGTCTTGTAAAAAATTTAGTTTCAATAGTATTGCTAATGTAGTTAGCATCGTATCAGGAGTATCACTCGCTGGTATTATTGGTGTTGGATCTTATGTCTATTTGAACAGAGATGCAATCATTGATGATGTCAAAGAAGCAGCAATTGAGTCTGTAATGGGTGGACTATCACCTTCTGTTCCTGGAGCAGATCTTCCTTTAGGATCTAATGATCTTATGCCATCTGCACCTCAAGCTTCTCCTACTAATCCTATTTCATTAGGTAACTAATGGACGTAAAGGATATAGCAACTTACGGTACAGCAGTAGCTGTTGTAGGAACTGGTTCTTTGGTTGGTGGCAATTATGCCATTGACCAAGCAACTGGTGGTCCTGAGAAAAGGATTGAAGCAGAGAGAACTGAGTTGCAAATGATAGTTAGAGAGGAGGTTCGTGCTGCTATT